CGCCTTCGTCGCTTCGCAGAAAGAAATGGGCGACAAGCTGGCCGAAGCCGGCCGCGTCACTCAGGGCGCGAAGCCCGTCTTCGACCGTCTCGTCAAAGCGGTGGAGGAGTTCCCCGCGCTTGCGGACATGCGCCCGGCGGAAGTGGCCGATGAGGCGTTCAAGCTGGCGCGTTCTGCGGCCCTTCTGCGCGAAGACCCGATCAGGGCCATCGAGACGATTGCCAATGACATGGGTTTTGCCGATCAGTTGAGGGCCCATTTCAGCGGTCAGGGCGGCGTGGATGCCGTTTCCAAGATCGCGCAGCTTGAGAAAAAGATTGCGGAACTGAGCGACCCCCAGCGATTTACGGAGCAGGTCTCTCAGGTCGCTACCCAGCGCGAAACGCTCGCGCAGATACAGAAATTCGCCGCGGACCATAAGGAGAACTGGTCCACGGTGGAGCCGATGATGCCTGCGATGATTCAGGCGTCTCGACAACGGCTCGGTGAAAGCGCCTCCGCGCAGGACGTGCTGGCCGATGCCTACGATATGGCCGTGAACGCGCATCCCGATCTTAGGGCGAGACAGGCTCCGGCCGTTGACCCCGAACGCTCCGCAGCGCAGGCGCGTGCCGTCTCCGTGAACGTCAAAGGCCGATCCAGCGGCAAGGCCAAGCCTCTCACCGAGGCCGAAGCCATGTCGCAAGCCTATGATCGGTTGATGGCGAGCTAACCAAAAGGAACCTGAAGGATGGCTACTCCCTCCGCAGTGTTCACGGAAATGGTGACGACGACTGACCGCAATTGGGGTCAGAAGGTCGTTGACAACGTGAGCAACCACAACGCCCTTCTTTCGCGGCTCAAGTCGCGCGGGAAGATTGAGGTCGAGAACGGCGGTTACGAAATCGCCCGCCAGATCGACTACGCCGAAAACGGCACTTACCAGCGCTATGCTGGTTACGACGCGCTCAACACCAATGCGTCGGACGTGCTGACCTCGGTCAAGTATCCGTATCAGCAGGTCGCGCTGCACGTCACGGCTTCCGGCCGCGAGGTGCGGATGAACATGGGCTCCAAGGAGCGCATGATTAACCTGGTGAAGGCCCGTAAGGACAACGCGCTCCGCACGGCTGCGAACCAGTTTTCCGTGGACGTGTATTCTTCGGGCGCGCTGGACAACCAGATCAACGGCCTTGCCAACCTGATCCAGACCAACGGACAGGGCACGGTCGGCGGCATCAACGCGGGCACCTACACGTTCTGGCGCAACCAGTTCAAAGAGATGACCGGGACCAACCTCGCGGCGACTCCTTCCGTGGCGAACGCGGTCAGCATGAAGGGCGACATGAACGCTCTTTGGCTGGCGCTCAACCGCGGGACCGACAAGCCCGACATGATCGTCATGACGCACGACTTCTACTCGCTCTATGAAGTGGGCGAGCAGGACAAGCAGCGTTATGCTGACAGCGATCTGGCGAAGGCCGGTTTTACCACGCTCAAATACAAGAGCGCGGACGTTATCTTTGACGACAACACCAACTTCGACACGACCGACGAACTCGCCTACTTCCTGAACTGCGACTACCTGAAACTCGTTCAGCACGCGCAGGCTCAGTGGACGATGGACGAGGAGAAGAAGCCACTCAACCAGGATGCTATCGTCGTTCCGATCTACTGGATGGGCAACCTTGTTCTGACGCAGCGCTCCCTTCAGGGCGTGCTGTTCGACGCGGCCTGAGGAGAACCCGACATGGCTATCTGCATGGGCGCGGAGACTGACCGCGTTTACACGTCGACGGACATCGAGCAGGGCCGCGGCGCGGCTTTGGGCGATCTGTTCTTCGACACCGGCGGCAAGGTGTGGAAATTCGTTCAGTATGACACGGGGGCCGGCAGCGTCGCCGCCGTCGCCGGTCAGGTGGCGTATTACTACACCCTCGACGGTTACAAAAACCACCAGGTTACGTCCGACCTCTCCGACAGCGTGGAGATCGGTGCGGGCGTTCTGGCGGCGGCTCCCGGCGACGGGGAGTATTGCTGGATTCAGATCAAGGGTCCGGCGACGCTTTCCATCGCTCTGACTGCGGGCGCCGATGGCGATCCGCTCACCCCGACCGGGGCGACGGACGGCACGCTGGACGTTTCGGCCGGCGTCACCGACAACGTGTGCGCCATCGCGGGCGATATTTCCGACCAGGAAATCATCTGCGATTTCCCGTTCTGACAACGATGGGGGCGGCTTCGGTCGCCCCCTCCCCCGTCTCCGAAGAGGACACGCGATGAGCATCCGCATTCTTGAGTTCAAGACCGAATACAACGCCGAGGGGAAAGCGACGGATTGGGTCCGTCTCGCGTCTCGCAGCGCCATTACGGAAACCGGCGCCGAGACCCATGCGACGTGGCTTCGGGTCGACCGCATCCGCCCCATTGCGGGCGACAGCGACAAGGCGAATTTCTTCCGTGCGCGCTGGGCCGACATCGAGCCCGCGTATCTGGCGTGGAAAGAGGGCAATGAAATCCCCGAAACCGGCGTTCCGCTGGCGGCGTGGGCCGGCGTGACCGCGGAGCAGGCGGAAGTGTTCAAGCGCTTCGGCTTGCGCACCGTGGAAGACGTGGCCGAAGTCTCCGAGGGCCTGGTGCAGCGCATCCCGCTCCCCAACGTCCGGGGCATGCGCGAGGCGGCGGCAGGCTTCCTCAAGAGCCGGGACGCGACCAAGGCGGCTGACGAAATCGCCGCGCTCAAGTCGCAGCTTGCTGAAGCCATGGAAATGGCGGGCGAAGCAAAGGCGATGGCGGACAAGCCCAAGCGCGGGCGTCCGCGCAAAGAATCTGAGGCGGCCTGATGGCGACCGTCGCGGAAATCCTCACGGCCGCGGGTCGGGCCTGTCAGGTGGGCCAGCCCGACAACGGCTCATGGCTCGGGACGCTGGACGATACGTGGGCGGAAATCCGCGACGACTTCCTTCTGGACACCATCGACGACCTTCAGCAGCGGCTTGATTGGCCGCAGCCGATTGCGGCGACGACGACCATCACGGGCGACGGCTCCGCGGAAGATCACGCCTTGCCCAGCGACTTCCTGCGGTTCCAGCGCGACGATCTGGCGGTTTACGAGCGCACGGCGACGCGGCGGCGGTGCATTCCGACATCCGATGATGGCGAATGGGAGTATCGCAAGGAACTCGGGAGCGCCGGGGCTTACCGCTACTACCGGCTGAAGGGCTATGAGGGCGCGTTCACCATCGGCTTTTATCGGACGCTTGAAACCGGCTCCGTGGTGGTGGTGAACTACGTTACGGACAAGTGGATCATCAACGACACGACCTATAAGTCGGAGTTTACGGACAGCAACGACGTTTGCCTGTTCCCCGCCCGGCTCGTGGAACTTGGCATCCTTTGGCGCTATCGCGAAAAGAAGGGGCTGGACTACGCGGACCGCGAATCCCGCTACGAGGCGCTTCTGGCCCGCTATGCGGCGGATCGCAACACCATTCGCAAGATCGACATGAGCGGACGGGCGGACCTTATCATGCCGCAGGACATTCCCGTCCCGGACGTGATCCCCAGTGCGTAGGCTTCAGCGCCGCCCCCGCGCGCAGGTGGAGACCCTGCCCGCGCCTACGGGCGGATGGGTCAGCAATGAGAACCTGGCGCGTTCGGCGCGGGGCGCTGCGCGGGTAATGGAGAACTGGTTTCCCGGCGCGGAAAGCGTCCGCGTCCGCAAGGGGAATACTTTTTGGGCGGACGGCGACCCGTTTTCGCAGATTGCGGCGGACCCGCAAATCAAGGGGCTGTTTGCGTTTAACGGGGATGACGGGAACCGTCTCATATCGGCCGCCAATTATGGCCTTTATGTTTATGATGAAAACGGAACGGTTCAAACACAAGCCGGGCAATACGATATTACCATTCTTCAAGGCTCTTTTGCCGGCCAGCAAATCAATGTTTCGGGCGGGGCCTATTTCTTCCTGACGAATGAAAGCCGCACCATTCGGCGATATTCCACAGGAAACGGTTGGGACAATCCGATAGGCGGGGATTCCCCAGCCATCACGGGGGCGGACGCAGGAGCCCTTTATGTTGCGCCGGTTCTGTTCAAGGAAAGGCTTTTTTTCCTTCGGGCGGATTCGCTTCAAGTGGATTATCTGCCCGTCGACAGCATCGGCGGCGCGCTGGGCACGCTTGACGCCCGCAGCGTCTTTCGGAAGGGCGGCGCGCTTTTGATCGGCGGGAGCGTTTCGGCGGACAGCGGAAGCGGGCTTGATGATCGGTTCTTCATCCTGACGAATAACGGCGAGCTTGCCGTCTATGAGGGGGCCAACCCCGGCGACGCAGACAACTTCGGTCTGGTGGGGCTCTATCGTATGCCTCGCCCCAAGGGGCCGCGGGCGTGGATGCGGTCAGGCGGGGACGTGCTGATCGCGACGGATGAGGGCCTAGTCTCGGTCATTCAGGCCATGCAAAGCGACGTGGGGGTGTTGAGCCTTTCTGCGGTCTCCCGGCCTATAGAACCGGACTGGCAACGCGCGGCCGAGA